TTTTTAACTAGTGATGTAGCAACAGGCTCACCTTACTACTATTCGTTTAACGGAGTTAGTGCTGATGGGGATACACAAGTAGACCTATATCCTATACCAGACAAAGCATACACAATTAGATTTAACTGTGTACTTAGGTCAGATGATTTAGTAAATGATGCTGATACATTAACTGTACCAACTAAACCAGTAGAGCTATTAGCTTATGCAATGGCAGTAGAGGAGCGTGGTGAAGATGGTGGTATCAATCCTGTTAGTGCCTATGCTAGAGCTACTAATGCTTTACAAGATGCAGTAACTTTAGATGGTAACAAACACCCAGAGGAGTTAGTGTGGTATGAAAGCTAGAACAGTCTTTATAGAATCACTAGCATCATCAGCAGCAGATTTATATACAGTACCTAATAATATGAGAGCAAAGTTAGTTCTTGTTTTTGTATCTAACAGTGCAGGTTCTACTAGAAGCGATACAAATGTAACTATTAACTTTGATTCTACAGAGATAACAGTGTTAGGTGATAAAAGTTTAAGCTCTGGTGACTTTATAGAATTACAAATGAATGGTGGTTATGTAATGCTAGAAGCTGGTTATAAAATTAAAGGTTCATGTGCAGGTGGTACAGGAGTTTCTTGTATCCTTACAGTTGAAGAAGTACCATTTATTGTGAGTACAAACTAATATGTCAAAAGAATTAGTAACAGCATCATTAGTAGCACCAGCATTTTTAGGTTTAAATACTCAAGAGTCTAGTTTGTCTAATGACCCTAGCTTTGCTCTTGATGCAAACAACTGTGTTATTGATGAGTTTGGTAGACTAGGTGCAAGAGAAGGTTGGTTTTATCGTACGTCAGGTAGTGATGGTATTAACTTACTAGGTATGCACCCTTTCTTAGATGTAGCTGGTGCTAATACTTTTATATCTTGGAACGCTACTACATTTAAAAAAGGTTTTGGTACACTTACTACAATAACACCTACTACAACTGATACTATATCAGCAGGTAACTGGCAAGGTGTAACCTTGAATGATAGAGCTTATTTCTTTCAAGCAGGTTACAAACCTTTGTATTACACTAACGAGTCTACTGCTGATGAGTTTAAAAGCATAGACCAACACGCTGATTATACAGGTAATGTGCCTAGTGCAAACATAGTAATGAGTGCTTATGGTAGACTATGGGCAGCAGACACTGCCAACAACAAGACTACTGTATTCTTCTCAGACCTCTTAGAAGGCACTAAATGGGGCAGTGGGAGTGCTGGTAGTATCAATATAGCAGGTGTGCTTCCAAAAGGCTCAGATGTCGTTACAGGGCTTGGTAGCCACAATGGTAATTTAATTATATTTTGTAAGAACAATATTATTATATTTAAAGATAACGATAGTTTTCAAGGTAGCTTTGATGTAAACACTTTAACTTTAGTAGAAGTATTAGAAGGTGTGGGTTGTATCGCTAGAGATACAATACAGAACACAGGAGCGGATATTTTATTTTTATCTGCTACAGGATTAAGAAGTTTAGGTAGAACAATACAAGAAAAATCAGCTAAGTTAAATGACCTATCTAAAAACATAAGAGATTCTTTTTTAGGTAATGTAAATAGAGAATCTAATTTTAGTTTGATTAAGTCTTGTTACTTTCCTGAGAAAGCGTTTTATTTAATATTCTTACCAGAAGCAAAAACTATTTATGTATTTGATACTCGTAGACCACTAGAAAATGGTTCTTATAGAGTTACTACTTGGAACGACTTAGACCACACTGATTTTGTTTACGATAAAACAACTAAAGAAATGTACATTACACAAGCTAATGGCATAGCAGAATATGGTGGATTTACAGATAATTCTGTTCCTTACACTATGAGTTATTTTACTAACCACTTTGATTTAAATTATCCAAATCAAAACAAGTTATTAAAACGAGCTGCTGTCACTGTTATTGGCTCTACTGGACAACCTTTTAATTTAAAGGCTGGTTTTGATTATGTAACAAGCTACTTCTCGTTTCCGTTTACAATAAAAGATATACCAGTGTCAGAGTACGGAACAGCAGAGTATGGAGCTAATGCAGCAAGTGTAGCAGAGTATCAAGCAGGTATATCATTAGATAGATTAGATTCATCTGTATCAGGTTCGGGAAGCATCTTTCAATTAGGTATAGAAGCAGAAATTGATGGTGGTTCTTTGAGTATACAAAAAGTAGATATTTACGGAAAACTAGGTAGGATTATATAAATGAGTAATTATTCAAAAACAACAGACTTTGCAGCTAAAGATGCCCTTAGTACAGGTAACGCTAACAAGATTGTAAAAGGCACGGAGATTGATGATGAGTTTAGTGCTATACAAACAGCAGTTAATAGTAAGGCTGACATTAATAGTCCTACTTTTACTGGAACACCAGTAGCTCCTACTGCTGTAGCTGATACAAATACAACACAGGTTGCTACGACTGCTTTTGTTACTGCTGCTGATAATGTAATAGAAACTTCATTACAAACTACAGAAAATACATTACAAGCAGCAATTGATTTAAAAGCAAATATAGCTTCTCCTGCTTTTACAGGAACTCCAACTACACCTACACCAACAGCTACTGACGACAGTACACAATTAGCTAATACAGCTTTTGTTCAAGATGCTATTGCAGCAGGTAGGGGTTTTATAGCTTTTAATGGTGCTACAGGAGCTACTATAGCTTCTCAAAACTTAACACTAACTAAAGTAGGAACAGGTGACTATACGATTACTTGTGATGCGTCATTACAAGATGGTACATCTAATTGGGCAGTGACAGTAGGTAATGTAGATGAAGGTACTGTATCTCAAACTGCCAATACAAATACTAGTGCTAATAATACCCTTCTTGTTTATAACTGTTTTGTTAGTAGTAGGACTACAACAAGTTTTAGTTTAAAAGCAAAAAGTAGTTTTAATAATTATATAGTGTTTGTTGCAGCCGATGGAGATGGTAATGCCACACAAATGTTTGGTATTACAGCAGTAGACCCAACTTACATTGTAGCAACCCTTTACTGAGGATTATAAATGAAAAATATTTTCTTTCAATTTCCAGAAGGAACTCCTAAAGTTTCTTTAACTGTGTCTGACAAGTCTGTAGAAGAGTTAAAAGAAATGGGAGTTATTCCTAAAACTTCTAAAACTGTTATAAAACCTTTTAATACAAATCCTAAATCAAAAGAGTTAGGTATGTCTATTCATGTAGATAAGTTAAGGTTTAATAATAACTTTACAGATATAGAGTTTGACTTAGAACTACTTTCTTTATGGTTTTTAGATTTTTATAGAAAGATTAGAACAAATGTCTTTAAAATTTTAGATATGTATCAATCTAGGGCTTTGTCAGAAGGTAGACAAGACTTACTAGAAGTTATTAACTCTGACAAACAAGCCTTGAGAAATTTAACTTCTACTTTAGATTTACAAAGTTGCACTACCCCAGAACAAATAGCTAATAAAATACCTTTTGAATTAGCAACAGACTATGATGAAAAATACAAAGATTTATTCTAAGGCAGAAAGTTTAGCAAAAGATATTATACTAAAATATAAAGATAGTGCAGAAATAAATTTAAATGCAAAAAATAATGTTTCTAAAAAGGCTTTACCAAATATAGATATTAATGTGGCTACCAATAGAAATTTGATAGACCTAAGTAACAAAGGATTAAATAATAAGTTTATTCATTTATTAAAAGAGATATACCCTAACTATAATATTATAAATAGTGGGTTTTTTTATTATCCTCCCACTGGTTATATGGGTTGGCACACTAACTCTGAAAAACCTTGTAAAAGAGTTTATATTGTTTACTCTGATAATAAATCTTTTTTTAGATATAAAAATAAACAAAAAGATATTGTTACAGTTTGGGATAAGAAAGGTGTAGATATAAAAGAGTTTGATATACCAAAAAATGATAAGTTGTGGCATTGTATTTATAGCGAAGGAAACAGGGTTAGTATAGGGTTTAGACTGTATGATACATCTTCTTGAAGGTGAGTGGGCAATTACAAAAGATTTGTTAAAAGTA